GGACACGATATCAAGGAGTTTCAAACCCTTGTGTCGTGTTGCCCGTATGTCCTTCCCATGGCTCATCTAGAAGAGAAGGGACAGAAATTCTGTTCCCCTATCCTCATCACTACTTCCAATTTACTTTATGGAGGTAAGTTGAGTCATATTTACAAAGACAACAATCCGATCATTGATGATGCATCATTCTGGAGACGTTTTCACGTTCCCCTGTATGTCGAGTCCAATCAAGTATTTATCTTGAAGGACAAACCAGACTGGGTTCGTGAAGAAAATCTTCTTTTTGATGCACAAGTTCAAGCCAGACGTGCCTCCCCATCAGGGAGGTATGGCTTAAAGAGCTTCAATGCGACTAAGTTTTATCAAAGTCTATCGGATTGGAATGAAGACGGTAGCCCTACGAAATGGGCTCCCTTATCTTCTTTCAGTTTTCTTAAGGGATTGTTTCGATCCCGAAGTAAGCATCATGAGAACTTTCGCCAAATCTGGAGACAGACGGTAGTAGACAAGTGTCAAGACACTTCTGTCCTTAGACCCTTGCTCGATGAGATGGAAGGATTCGGTTTTACCGAGTCCTTCGATTTCAGAGTTGGGTCTGGGGTGAAGAAAGTCTTATCTTTTCCCGCTTATCCACCGGAAGGGCCTTTGCCCGTCCGAGTGGAACCGATTCCCGAACCCCTTAAGGTTCGTACAATCACAGCTGGAATAGGTGACACATTCTGTTTGAAACCTCTCCAGCGTGCCATGTGGCACGCTTTAGGAGATTTCCCACAGTTCTGTCTTACTCACGGAACAAATCGCTTGGAGAGTGCCATTGAAGGCATTTTCGAGCGGTCTGATTCACGTGACGTCTGGATCTCTGGAGATTATACGGCAGCAACGGATTCCTTCTCCATGGAGGGCTCTAGGGCCCTCATGGAAGGAATATTGGAGTCAATTCCTCATCAACCAACTAAGCGTTGGGCGATGAAGGAATTGTCTTCCCATCTCTTAGTCTATCCTGAAGAGACCGGTTTGGAACCGGTTCTCCAGGAGTCTGGCCAATTGATGGGATCACTCCTGTCTTTTCCGTTGCTCTGTCTGTTGAACGACTGTACCGCTGAAGCAAGTGGTGTCAAACCCGATAAATATCTTATTAACGGGGATGATATCCTGATTCGAGCGAATCCTGAGGTCTATCCTAAGTGGAAAGAACAGGTCCAGAATTATGGACTTGATCTTTCACTTGGAAAGAACTACATTCACCCTCGATATGGGACGATTAATTCCCAGATGATTATCGAAGGTGAGGTTGTAGGTTCAGGAAAACAGATGGTTCTGGACAGACGAAGCCGTATTCTTGGCGAATGCTTAAGAGATCTGGAATTTGCAATGCCAGAAACACCGTCAGAGGAAGTTATTGACCTCTTTAAGTCGGTGAATCGGCAAAAGCTATCCTTGACTGTTAGGAGCATTAGTGTTCCGGTCAGTCACGGAGGTCTTTCGTTTTCTTGGGGTGGATCCCTCAAGAATCACAAATCAAGGAGGACGGCACAACTGTGCTATCTCCATGATATGTTTAGACGAATGAAACCTCAGAAAGGATGCATTGCGATTCCGTATCTCTCAATTGCAGAGAAAAACGTGTCATCAGCAAGAGATGAAGAACAGATCTTTAACGAGCCAGTCAACGCGGTGGAATACCACGAAGACTTTTTAGCTACGAGAGACCTGAAAGATACAATGGACAGGTGCATGACCCATGGGAAGTTGAGGAGTTTACTCTTCGACCAACCATTAGAGTCGTTACCGTCCTTGTCTTTTCTTCACTCTTACCAGATACCTTGCACCGATGTGAAGGTACGGAAAGAGATACAGCGTGAAATTGATTCGCTGTTTCTCTCCCGTTTCCTTCAAGGTGGACAAGATTATGGTTATGACACATTTAGAAGAGAGTTTCTTCAGACTATGTTGAACATTCCGACTTGCGTTGAGAAAACCACAACTCACCTAGTGAGTTTGATGGATCTGAACGTTCGTCCGGATTTCTTTCGTTACATGAATCTCAACTTTGACCCTACGGCATTCGACCCTTCAGTGTTTAAACTGAATATGGGGAGTGCCTTAAAGCCGAAGGAGTTTGATCTTCCGAAAGATTTTCCGATGTTCGATGATTTTGCTCAATTTGTGGATTCCGAATTCTCCGCGTTATGCGGTGAACTTGGTATCAGTTCATTGACTGGAGGGTTCTTGGAAGTTGACGGAGACCTAGGTCTCCCAAAACTTTCTGAAACCCTGATCCCAGAGGAGGATGAAGGCTTAGGCCTTGCACCGTCTCCTGGATCTGTCCAGTGTGATTAGAGAGGATATTGGTTTTAGAAGGATGTTGGTTTCGAGTTTCTCGAACCATGTTCTTTCTAGACCATGTTCTTCCCTTTCACTGTAGAAGAATATATAGGGAAATGGGGGCAACCCTACATACTCTATGTTTCTACATGATGTTCTGATTTCATATTTGAGCTAGTCATCTATTTGTCTGAAGAGAAATTGATAGTATTGGTGATCTATTCAATCGATACAGTGCTGTTGGGTTCACAGATTGTCCAAAGAAGACATTTGAGGATGTGTAAGAAATTACATGACTCAAGTGGATCTCGTCGAGTAACGCGTTAACGCGACTCCGAGAATTCTTTGGATTCTATACCAACAGCATGGGTTGCACATTGTGCAACCAAGGGTCTCGCTGTGAGAGATCAG